GGACCCTCTTGAACTTCTTTACCTTTGATTAACATTTATTATCCTCAATGCAGGGAATCCTGCCCCCTCAGCATGGTGGGACGCTGGAAGGGGGCAGGAAACTTAATTAGTCCTGAACTACTGCTGGGCTTACACGTGATTGGCGAGCGCCGTTACGTGTAACTTCTTCAATTGTTGGTTCTGCATAATCTTGGAAAGAACCATTTGAAAACTCTTGAAGAAAATCTGTTGCTTCAATCCAAGAAGCTGAACCTACGTGAGCACGCTCGCGCATAGTTTCTTCAGCTGGCTTGGTGTGAACAGGTGCATTACGATTTGGACGGCCTGCTGCTGGTGTGTAACCTTGTGCAGCACCCTTGCCAAACTCTTGTGGAACATCAGTATCGGTTCCGATACCTTCTTGAAAACGTAGAGGTCCGCGTTGTCCTGGGACAGCGGAAGCCATCTTACGGTCGTAAGTATTTCCAGAGCGTTCTGGAACTTGTGGTGTTGGGGCAATTGCCATGTTTATTACTCCTTTAAAAGGTTGAGGCCTCAGTACAAGTGTCTTATTAAAACGTTAATTTTTCAGGATAAAGTCAAATCTATCTGAAAAAAGGTGACGACGAGACCTCAACCTGAGGCATTGTAAGGTCCATGGTTAGAGAGCAGGCAATAGCCAAACTATCAGCATAGTCGTCGTGGGCATGGGCTTCCTCTGGGGCATGAGCTAAAAAGTTAGGCCCAGTAAATTTAGTTTCTAGGTCAGTCATCTGTTGGTAAAACCTTTTCCAAGTTCTAAGTCTTCTAGTCTTAGCATGGGCAGGCCAACCAATAAGTCGTCTATCAATTAAAGTTTTAAGGTGTTTCCAACGTTTAGACTGCTCAGGTTGGCTACTTCCAATTGGGTATACCTCAGCTCTAGGTAACAACAACTTTAATCTTTGAGCCACTGCGTCACCCACACCACCTGAGTCAACACCAACAGCTAGCACGTCATAACTACCTAAAAAGTTAACTATTTGAAAATACTGGTCTTCCCAGTCCTCACTTTGAATCTCCATCCAATTTAGAATTCTATGGTCAAAGTAGCCAAACTCATCTGGCCTATCCCAGTCAACCCAAACAACTGTGACAACAGTAGAGTCAACTTTTCTGGCTGGGTCAATTCCCACTACAACTGGAGTTCTGTGCCAAGCCTTAACAATTTCTTGGGAGGTGTCTCCAAGTTCGTCCATTACGGTAGATGTTACAAACATGCCTCGTTCTAGAAGCCACTTACAGTTGTACGACATTTGAAATTCGTCTGAGTCTTCACCTACACGTAGTATTTCTTTCTTAATAAACTTCTGGTAGTTATCATTATATTTAGCTACGTCTTTCCAATCCCACTGATAGTGGTTTTGCTTATTTCCTCTAGAAGTTTGACGACGCTTGTTTAACTGGATAGAACGATAGAAGTTGTTTTTGTGTGTGGTAGGCGTGCCTGTTTTAACCATAGTTCCAGCGTAATACGCCAACATAGGAGATATAGATTTAGATACTACAAAGTCATCTGCTTCTTGGCACTCATCAATAACAATGAGGTGGAAAGACTTAGATTCAATCTTTGCACGAGGGTTGGCCGTCATCATCATTACAGATGAGCCAGAGTTCTTCAATTTAATTTGCTTTGTAACTCCAGCAACTTTTTTAGCTTCGTCATCAATCTCTGGGTCACCTAATACGTTTAATGCGTGCTCACTAGTAAGCCTGTTAATAGTACGACTAAACAGAGTTTCTGCTTGACCTTCTACTGGAGCAAACAATCCTACCCAGATACCGTCTTTAAACTTACCTAATAAATCTGGATACATACGTGCAAGTCGTGGAAGAATAACCATAAGTGTAGCTACAGTATTTGCAATAGTTTCTGATTTACCGGACTGACGTGCAGCAAGAGCGGTAATTTCTTCACCGTCATTAATAATTACAGATTCCATAATTCTTCGTGCAAGTGGTGCTTGATATGGATGCAACTCATAGCCAACAAGTGCTACTAAAAACACCATCATTTTGTCTACTAGTTTGTCAACAAACTCTCGGGACAGCTCATCTAACCCGTCGTCTTCTTCAGCGGGTTCAAGGTCGTCCTCATCAATTTCTTCGAAGTCTTCTTCTTCTTCAAAGAGTTCATCAATGTCAATATCTTCTTCAAACATTTGTACCTCCTTTAAAGACGGAAAGCCCTGGGTTTAAAATCCAGGGCTGCCGCTGCCACACGGGAGAGAAGGAGAGAGTTGGCGGATATAATTTTAGCATACAAATGTAGTTACTCAATGCGAGATAATCTTTTGTGCAATTCGTCAACAACTGCATGGATAGCTTCAGCTCCAGTAAGGGCCTCATCCAAATAAACTTGATTTCTGTTCTTTTCGTAAGCTGAAAGACAGCGGCTTAACTCATAGAGAATCTGGTCTGACCAAACCAAAAGTTCTCCTGAAGGTATCTTGGATACTCTTTTGGCTACCTTTTCAGAAAAAGGTTTGTTCCAATTCTTTTTTCGTCTAATCACCATTCGTCTATCTCCTCAGTAGAGAGCCCCATATTACGGGCTCCAAGAGCATTTGCCAAAAGCAAGTCTGCGTCCTCTTCAAAGACTATCTCTGTGTTTTTATTCCACATACCTATTACTAAACCTGGTTTAGTGAAGGGGGTTCTAAAAACTAAACAAACTTTGCTTTTCCTGTAGGGGAAGTCAGTTTCTTGAGTCCAGCCTTTTTCTACTATCGGTAGAGCTCTACGGTGGTAGTACTGAATTACATCTACGTATAGTGGTCCGAATGTTTTCATCTACTCCTGTTTTCCAAATAGATAATCATCCAAAGTAGGTATTTTAGGTTTAGACCCGTACATATATTCTGAAAACTCTGAAATGTCGTTCATCTGTTCCCTACGGTGTTTTGGCATACGGGTTACATCTGAAGGCCCCATGTCTCCCCAACCGTCTAACCCAGACTCTCTTAGAAACACTCCTTTAGACGGTGCGTTAACAAAGTCATACCACACGTCTTCAGGAACTCCTCGATAATCCCACCAAGTACCGTCTCTAAATACAACGGTCATTGTGTTGGTTTTAAAATCGTATCCAGCTTTTATAGTTCTTGGTTTAGCTGGATTGCTTGTTGTAGTGGTTCGCATAGAGGGTCCACCGTCAATTACTTGAAATTCAGGGTCATTTTCTTTAGGGTCTTTTAAAAGTTCGTCAATAAAATTTGACGTGTAACTAGACGACATCTCTTCCCAAGAAGGGATAGTAGGTCTTTTCTTAGCCATTAGTTCTCACATTCATGCAAAACAGCTTCTTCTTCTGTAACTCTAGCATGACAAGCCTTGCACCTAAGATACTTAGGCGGTTTAAAATTATTTTGAGCCGTAGCTCCTAAAGGAAAATTGTTTCCGTTTTCATCATTTTCGGATTCGTAATCAAATACTATCTTTGATTCTCTAAAGAGGTGGTCTGGAAAAGGGCCTTTAGCTTGATAAGCTTTTTCTGGCACGGGGTGGGCTTGAATAGCTTTTACCCGTGTTATTTTCATACTTCCTCTTCTGTTGGCTCCTCCGTAGATTCTACAGTACTTTCTGTAGTTTTTGCTTTACTTGCAGTTTTCTTAATAGTCTTCTTTGAGTCTTCAATAATAGGGGTACCTGTGGATGTACCAGGTAGTGGTAACTGCCCAGATAGTGCCCGCACTTGTAAGTGTGGTGGCAAACAGACTGGGCAATAACTTATTGGGTTAGCGCCTTTGTCAGCCAGAGTATATTCAGCATTATTTGGGCAGTTCACACATTTCATGATTTTACTTAGCTCCTGTGCCGAATGCTGTATCGGAAGGATTTAGATAACGAAGTAGTACTGGAAGAATCGCTACAACACCTGCGGTGAGGATAGCTTTTACTCCTTCTAGGTCAAGGCTAAATACATCTCCACCTGTGGCAACAAATGCGGAAACTGCTGCAGCCATGAACGAGCGACCCCATGAGGCCAACATTGCTTTATTCATTTATTTCTCTACCTTTCGAGACACAACTAGGTTAGTGCCTGCACAATTAGTCTGCCTGATTTACAACTTGATGTCAAGCCCAACTACTTTGCAGATTCCTCAATATGTTGCGTAAACCGTCCTTCTAAGCGTGCCATTGAAATTTTTTGTTCTGTTACATCTCTACTAATTTGATTTAACTGGTCCTTCATTGAGCTTCCACCGTTTGGTTTCAATTCGGACAAATACCCCTTTAACCAACTCTTTAATAACCAATTAGTTATTGAAATAGTAAACAAAGCAAACGTAGCAAAACTAGCTAATGTTTGCGCCCATTGTAAAACTGTCATCAATGTGTTTCCTGTCTAAAGGGCGTTATACGCAGTGTAGAAAAAAGTTTGTCATAAAAACACACCTTTGTCATGCTATTCAACTTGACATATATACGTAACTCAGTGTTTCCTTGTACTAAGGAGGAAATCAAATGCTTTTGTTTAAGAACATAGCGCCAGAGT